AATGCTGCGCCAGCCAGACCTAAAGAATACAGAAGGCGTTCATGCTCTGGTCGATACTCAGGCATTCCCTCTGTCAGTCTGTAGTTCATGTCATCTTTGACACGCTCCGCAGCCTCTTCTTTAAGCTTATCAATTGCGCCAATGATTTCTGTTTTAACCGGGCCTTGAGCCGGGAACGTTTCAATAATAGTTTCACTTTGGAACCGAACAGCAGCTTCTGTGAGGACAGTCGAGAATACTCCGCAAGCACCAAGCCAAGGTTCTGTACGTTCCTCATATTTCATTCCCAAAACATCTAAGCCTTTGACATACATCTCCACCCAGTCTTTGCGGGAGTTAACGTCTGTGTCAACCATTTCAATTAAATCACTGGCAATCTTTTGGAGTTCGCTGTCATCCATGTACTCGGCAAGATTGTCTGAGAAGTCTTCTTCTTCAGTCTCAGGCATGAGGTCAATCTCTATGCCGTCCATGTCAATTTTTACGCCTTCAGGGTTGACAATCTCAATCTCAACTGCGGGTGTGTCATCAAGCTCGATGTCTTGCAGGCCCAATGGGGCTTGGCTCAAGGATTGTTCAATGCTCATAGTATTCCTTAGTAGTACTCTACTTTTCTACGGTGGTAAAAAGGTTCATCTTCTTCATCAGAATCGATGGAGATGAAGCCTCCCAAGCGAAACCGCATCAGAGCCTGACTGCTTGAGTCAACAAGGTCGTCGTGGTCGCCGTTGGGGAAAGAAGCTAACTCATCCATGACTTCTTCAGCCCATCGGGTATCAGGACACCACACCATGCCAGATTCAAACAAGGCGGAGATTGCGTTTACACGCGATATCTTATCGTTTCCTTTGCCCGGCGTATACTCCGCGACCGGAATTCCCATCTTTCTCATCTCGTAGATCAAAGGCGCACCTGCGGCTCTCTTCTCAACGATCAATGTGTCGGGTTCATATTCCCTGTAGATCTCTAAAGCTTTACGCTTTAGATCAGGGAACTCCATGCGTTCTTTGAATGCATCCAAAAGAATGATGTTTGCCTTTAAATTGCCGTGTTTATCAGGATGCTGGAAAACACCCCACGTTGTACAGGCTGAATAGTCGGCACGGTTGTTCTTTTCAAACGCAGTATCCCAAGATTGAATTATGTATTCGCACTCAGGGGGTCGTTTCTCTTCCCAAATCATCCAATGTTCACGCTTAATGATCGCGCCTTCTTCGGATGTGGGGTTTTGTTGGTACTGCGCTTCCCATTTAGAGACTGGAAGTTCAGCTTTCAGGGCTTCTAGGGCTGTTTTAGACCAAAATCCGGGCCATAAAGGGTTTCCGTTTGGCATAATCGCGGGAAAATCGATGACTTCCCACTGATCTACGCCATCTTTGTCGGAGTTTTTAAGGATCTGACCGGTTAAATCACGCTTAGACCACCGAGTCATCACAATAATGATGGCTCCACCCGGCTGTAAACGCTGACGAGGGCCGGAAGTGAACCATTCATAGACCCCATCAAACACGGCAGGGTTAGCTTGCTTGGCTTCCTGCTCAGAATGAGGGTCGTCAATGATTAAGAGATCTGCGCCCTTACCTGTAACAGCGCCGCCAACACCGATAGCAAAGTAATCGCCACCCATATTAGTGTTCCAGCGACCTGCGGCCTTTGAATCACTTGAAAGCTTTGTGTCAAACACCTTTTGATACTGTTCTGAAGAAACAAGATTCCTAACCTTTCGTCCAAATCCAGTGGCAAGCTCCGCAGTGTGCGCGGTCTGGATGATCTTCTTATGAGGAAACTTCCCCAGAAACCACGCAGGCAACAGGAAAGAAGCAAACTCAGACTTGGTATGCCGAGGAGGCATGTTGATGATCAACCTCTTAAGCTCCCCGTTAGCTACCCGCTCAAAAGCATCAGCCATGATCTTGTGGTGAGACCCAGAGATAAAGATGGGCCACATCTGGGTCACGAAGTACAGGAATGATTCCTTACTGCGTTCTATTTTATCCATCTCCAGTAGAGCTTGAATCTTTGCACGATTATCCGGAGAAGCCTTAGGAGCCATCTCCATGTACTTCTTAATCTCTGCGTGGGTCAGTAGACTCATAGACGTACCACATCACGTACGCTTGTATCCACCAGCTTAATAGCATGGAACTTATAAGGCTTGGTCATAAGATGACCGTCAGTCTTTAACCTATGGACAATCCTGTGGATGTTTGATTTAGATTTCAATCCAATCCCTTTGGCAATAACTTCGTAAGACGGCGGCACTCCGTGCAACCTAACGTATGCACGTATGAAATCAAGAACTAACTGTCTGCGCTTTGTCATAAATAGTTTGTTGGTGACCCAATCATCAGCAGGGTGCTTCCCTCTGAAAGGAGAAATGGGAGGTTATCTCAGATGCAAATGCCTCAAGATGCAACATAGTCTGCGCGTCCACAAACGTTACCCCTTTTCACCAACACGGCTGGGGACTAATCCGTCAGGATAGCTTCATGAGCGCAACTGACGGTTTGCCCCAATTTGCCTAGTCCCCATGCGTGTAGGTGTTGGTACTCACGTTCGCCAGTTACCTAGGGGAATTCTAGGCCACCACGCTTTCCCAACGTTTGTAGTTTAAACGCAAACACGAACGTTCGCAATACCTTTTCTGAAAATATATATACCCCCGGGGTCTTGGGTTTGGAAAAGGAAGGGGGGCTTTCCTGTGGAATGTATTTGGGTGTGTGGATTAGAGCGTATACGCGGGAGGGGTGTCGGCTCGCCACAAGTGGGGGTCGGGTACGGGTGGGTCACGCCCACGCCCATGTTTAAACACCCTCCTGCACCTGCTCCTGCACAACTGGTATCGAGGCGTGTAAACGCTTTGCGTCCACGTCTAGCACTGATGCCTTAGCTTGCTCTAGTAACTTCATATGACCTGACAGTTCCCGCTTCAACTGATCTGCGGTGATCACTGCCTTATCTTGTACGTCTGTCGGGGTGAACAGCCCACAAGCTTTGCCCATCAGTTCCAGTGCTTTTAATTTAGTACCCTCCTGCTTGGCTTTCTTGCTTAGTGCAAGCAGTCCCTTAAGCACATATCTTTTAGAAGCCGAGAGGTCTTCAGCTAGGTGTTCTGCTGTCTCTTCCCAAGCTTCCTCTAGTATTACTTTGATCCTTGGATCTTTCATTAGCTTGTTAGCACTAGCACTGATACTTGCATCAGATCCTGTGTCATTTGCATAGGCATCTCTGTATGCTTGACGTAGGCTTTTCCCCTGTATCACCCCCTGAGTAAACAGCACTTGCCGTGGACTTAAAGGCTTAGGTCTCTTTATGTCTGACCCTCTATGTTCTCCATCCTTTCTCCTTATAGGTTTCTCTGCGAGATGGGCTAACTGTTCCGCTTCGCTAAGGGCTTCTAGGTCTACATCCTCGCCCCAGTGTTCCTGTTCCTCCAGTGCCCGATCCAGTTCCTCTCTGTACTCTGCTTTGCTTGTCTTGCTCATGTTTAAACGCTCCATCTATATATAAGCCCCGCACATTTTCCATGCACCAACGCAGGGAAACGCACTGTTCGTATTATGCACAGTTTATCCACACCCTGTGCATAAGTCAAAAGTTATCCACAGGATGTTATCCACAGCTTATCCACACAACCCGAGTTATCCACAGCTTATACATTTGTTATACATATCTTATACAGTGCATAAAAACAACACAGAGAAATGAATACCTTGGTTCTAACGTAGTACTCAAATGTAAGCGCGAACTGGATAAACATACATGGCTCTAGAACGCATCAGAATCGATTTTGAGCCGTTTTAGACCTTCAGGCACCTACCCCCTTACCTCCTCCCTGATCGTTGATCCTGAGCCGTTCTGAGCGTTTTTTAATACTTTTGACCCGAGCATTACTTTTACAGTGAAATGAATACTTTGTAGTTCAACACTGAAAACGTGTTCCTACTAATAAAGATATGTCCTCAGTCCACCGCCAACCCTCAATCTAATAACCCTACAGTTTACTCAGGTAAATATTAGGTGTATTGACAGGCACTATCATTCTGTTAAAGTTCAGTTGTCGGTTGATTGTTCTTTAGATGTTTTCCCCGCCAACCGACAAAGGGGATAAGTTCTAGGCTACTGATCAAAGTCCTAGTGAGACAGAGTCGGAGACACCGACAAGAGTCTTGAGGCAGGGACTAATCAGGTACGTAAAACGTTTGAAATCCCCCTGCCCCTCTAGCTAGAGTTCAGCCTGTAGCCCTACGGGTTACGGGGTGCATTTTCGCACTGCTATCTAGGACACAACATGGACTACAAAGCAATTTATGAGCAAGCTGTACAGGCGGGACAGCAAGCAGAAGCAGACTTCATTGCCCAGTATGGCGAGCCGATGTATTGCGGTTTTGCTTGGGTTGACATCTCAGACGGGAGAGACCCTTTCGTTAACTGGTGCAGAAAAAACAACGTTGGCAAAAAGCACTGGCAGAAAGGTTGGCAGATTTGGAATCCCAGTGCCAACTTCACCCAATCAATGGACGTGAAAGAAGCGGGTGCTAGTGCCTTTGCCAAGGTACTCAGGGACAACGGCATTCCCGCTTACATGGGATCAAGAGCAGACTGATCTATCAGCGGTAAGCCCTACGGGGTTTACCAGTGCTAGTTCGCACTTCTACAGAGGAAACAACATGAATATCGTAGCGCAACGTAATCAAAACAGGGCAATGTACGGGGTTGCCAACATTGACTTATTCATTGACTCCATCAAAGGGTCTGTGACCTACAGGGCTATCGGGGCAAACATGATCGTTGCAGGGCTTATGTCCGATGCCCAAGAGTTGCTGTCGGTTGGCGACAATGAACGTGCCCGTCAGACCCTCAATCGTGCCAAGGCTGTCCTGTTCCAAATCATGGACGGGCAGTTGATCGGCACTGTTAACGAATAAAGGAGACCAGTACCATGTACA